CGCTATGCGTTATGCGCTGGAAGATATGCTGGTTGGCCCCGCCTTCAGCTTCGACTAATAACAGGATAGTAACAAACATCCTCGGAAACACACGGTTTCTGGTGTTCGGTGTTCATTGCCCAATAGAAAGGAACCGCCCATGTTTGAACAACAGCACATTTTGAAGAAAATTGAACAGTGGGCGGATCGGCTTCCCTACCAGTCTTTGAAGATTGAAGTGGAACTTTCAAACCAAACGCTGACCTTGGAGAAAACCAGACAGCGCCCCATTGGATTTCAGCCCCCCCCCAAGAGAGAAAGGATGGTGATTGAATATGCCTTTGTTTACTGATACTGAAACGGCCCGGATCAATCGCCTGATCCTGATGGGCGGCAATACCGGCATGACTGAACTTCAGTTTTTCGCCGCTGAAATTGATGAATGGAAGCGGAGCCGCAAGCGGAAAGAACAGATTACCGGGGATGCCTACTATGAAGGTTTCCATGACATTCTGACCCGCAAGCGCACAATCATTGGCGAGGATGGCAAACTTCAGGAAGTTGACAACCTTCCCAACAATCGGCTGGTGGATAACCAGTTTGCTTTGATGGTGGATCAGAAAACCAACTATCTTGTGGGCAAGCCCTTTTCCCTGACTTGTAGAAACAAGACCTACTCCGAATTTCTGAACAAGGTTTTTGATAAGCGGTTCAAGCGGCTTCTGAAGTATGTGTGTGAAGATGCCCTGAAAGGCGGGATCGGCTGGTTGTACCCCTACTATGGGGATGATGGCAAACTTGCCTTCAAGCACTTCCCGGCCCATGAAATTCTTCCGTTTTGGGCTGACGATGATCATACCATCCTTGATTGTGCTGTCCGCCTTTACCCGCAAGAGGTTTGGAGCGGCTACACCAAGGAAATTGTGGAGCGGGTGGAAATCTTCAAATCAGATGGCCTTTACCGCTATGTGTATGATGGAACCACCCTGACCCCGGATGAACAGTTGGGGGAACATGAAAACTATTTCAGTGTTGACGATGGGGAAGAAACGGTTGAACTGAATTGGGAGCGGATTCCCCTGATCCCGTTCAAGTACAATAAGCAGGAAATCCCCCTGATTCGCCGTGTGAAAACCCTTCAGGACGGTATCAACACTATGATTTCCGACTTTGAAAACAATATGCAAGAGGACGCACGGAACACCATTCTGATCCTGAAGAACTATGATGGTGAAAACCTTGGGGAGTTCCGCCGCAACCTTGCAACCTTCGGAGCCGTGAAAGTTCGGGATGATGGCGGGGTGGAAACCCTGACCGTTGAAATTAACGCTGAAAACTTCAATTCCATTCTGAAACTGTTCAAGGATAAACTGATTGAAAACGCCCGTGGCTATAATGCCAAGGATGATCGCATGGGTAACAACCCCAATCAGATGAACATTCAATCCATGTATTCTGACATTGACCTTGACGCAAACGGGATGGAAACCGAGTTCCAAGCGGCCTTTGATGATCTTCTGTGGTTTATCAATCAGGATTTTGCCAACACTGGCCGGGGTGACTTCGAGGAAGAAGAAACTACCATTGTTTTCAACCGGGATATGCCGGTGAATGAAAGTGAAGCCATTGAAAACTGTGGGAAGTCCGTTGGTATTCTGTCCAATGAAACCATTGTGGCCCAGCACCCGTGGACAACGGATGTGGAATTGGAGTTGGAGCGGATCAGGAAGGAAAAGGAAGAAGCAATGGAACAGGCGCAGGATTACACCGGCGCTTTTGGGAATGTTCAGAAAGAAGATCCTGATGGTGATGAAGGCGGGGACGAATAATCCCCGCCTTCCCTATATGCCGGGGCAATAATGGGGCGGGGCCGGGGTTCACCTCCTTACCCGGTCAAAGGTGCAATTCCTTTCCCCGGCACTTTCTATGGCGTGTTAGTCAAGCGGTTAAGACACCGGCCCTTCAAGCCGGGAACACGGGTTCGACCCCCGTACACGCTACCACTTGCCGGGTTGGTGGAATGGCAGACACAGCGGATTCAAAATCCGCCGCCTTTGGCGTATGGGTTCAAGTCCCATACCCGGCACCATCTGGGAACGCTAAATAGTTGTTATGGGTTTTAGCACGGGCATGAGTTGCGGAGTGGTTATAGTGCCTGATCATTCAAGAAGGGAGCGTGACCCCGTGAAAAATGCTGACTATTGGCGGGGCCGGTTCGCCATTCTTGAAAATTCGGCCCACAAACAAGCGGATGAATACCTTCAGACACTTGAAGATATTTACCGGGAAACTGAACACACTGTTCAGCGGGATATTGAAAGCTGGTATCAGCGATTTGCAACCAATAACAATGTGACTTTGGCGGAAGCCCGGAAAATGCTGACCACCGGACAGCTTGAAGAATTCAAGTGGACGGCGGAACAGTATGTGAAAGCCGCACAGCAAGCCAACCTTTCCCCGGAATGGATTAAGAAGTTGGAAAACGCTTCAACCCGTTTCCATGTCAGCCGCCTTGAAGCAATCCAACTGCAAATTCAACAGCAGATTGAACTTCTGTATGGCAATCAGGTTGATGGGGTGGATGATCTTCTGAAGAAGCTGGTTTCCAATGGGTACACCCACGGGGCCTTTGAAATCCAAAAGGGCATTGGCCTTGGATGGGATTTCACCGCTTTGAACCAGAAGAAACTTGAAACCTTACTTTCAAAACCGTGGACAACGGACGGACGGACTTTTCGGGATCGCTGTTGGGTGAACAAGGCTGATTTGGTGGACACCGTAAACAAAGAACTGCTTCAAGGTATGTTGCGGGGTGATCCACCGGCCAAGACTATCACCGCCATTCAAAAGAAGTTCGGAACAGCCCGTTATAAGGCAAGGCGGCTGGTGCATACGGAAACCACCTATTTCAACGCTGTTTCCAAAATCCAGATGTATAAAGATTTGGGTGTGGATCAGATTGAAATTGTGGAAACGCTGGATTCCCGCACCTGTGCGGTATGTCAGCCCCTTGATGGAACGGTGATCCCGCTGGCCCAATATGAGCCGGGGGTGACTGTTCCGCCCTTCCACCCAAATTGCCGGGGAACCACTTGCCCCCATTATGAGGATATGGACGGTGAAAGAGCCGCCCGCACCGCTGATGGGAAAGTGTACTATGTCCCGGCCAACATGACCTTCAGCCAATGGAAGAAGGCTTTTGTGGATGGCGTGAAGGATGGTTTGACAGTAGCGGCGACTGATGTTATAATAAATATAACCTTTGAAAGCCCTGAATTACTGGCACTCCATTATGAAAAGCACCAAGGGGAATTTGGAGATATTACAGAAATGGAATATTTGGATAGGGCTAATCAGTTGTACCGTGAAGCCTTATCTGATGATGTAGAACAAATCATGCGTTCTGACGAAAGTATTTCAAAATACAAGTTTAGCACGAATGAATTTCTGGTTGTCACCAAGGACGGAAAGATAAGAACTTATTTCAAACCGGAAAAAGGTTCTGATTATTGGAGGTATGAGCATGAAAGAAATTAAATGCCCATGCTGTGGGAAAACAACTGTAAGTGAATATGCCATTTGCCCTGTCTGTTCTTGGGAAAATGACCCCATTCAACTTCAAAACCCAAGCCTTAGTGGTGGGGCAAATCGAATGTCACTTACTGAAGCTAAAGAAGCATATCACAATGGGCAACCTGTGAAATAAGGAAAGGGACTATGGAAACATAGTCCCTTTTCTTATGCCTGAAGGGGGGTGGTGATTTGCCACCTCCCTTAAATAGAAAATTTTCAAAAACCCCTTGACTTTTCTTTGTGGGCACATTATAATTTGATTGTACCCACAAAGAAACGAGGTGAAGCCGATGGGTATTTCAAAAGGCACCAAACTGACCGATAATCCTAAAAATACAACTTTCAAAGTTCGTCTGGATGAAGAAACTTCCAAACGGCTTGAAACTGTATCTTCTGAAACCAAAGTTTCAAAAGCAGAGGTAATCAGAAAAGGGATTGACATTCAGTTTGAAGCCTTGCATAAAAAATGAAACAGCCGCTTCACCCTTCACAGCAAGCGACTGTTTCAAAACCACCAGAGGTTTCCCAACTGGATAAATCCATTCTATCACAGTTGGGAACCTCTATCAAGTAGAATTTGATGGAGGTAATTATGGAAAAGTTAATCAAGAGCGTGGAGAGCGTTCACCCCGGCAGATATGACCTTCGGGCTGGTGACTTGCTGGCCATTGAAGAACGGTTCCACGGTGATGTGTTCGGCCTGATTGGGTTTGTGTTTCGGTTGGGCTTTGCCCGTGGTCAGAAGGCGGTGAAGAAGGGATGAATGAACTTCAGGTTTTCAACAACCCCGAATTTGGACAGGTGCGAACCCTGACCATTGAGGAAGAACCTTGGTTCGTGGGTAAAGATGTGGCGGTTGCTTTGGGGTATGGAAATCCCCGTGACGCTTTGCGAAAGCACATTGAAGATGAAGATAAGGGGGTGTCGCAAATTGCGACCCCCTCTGGTGAACAGACCATGACTATCATCAACGAGAGCGGCCTGTATGCCCTTATCTTCGGTTCCAAGCTGGAAAGCGCCAAACGCTTCAAGCATTGGGTAACACATGAAGTCCTTCCTGCAATCCGCAAGACTGGAACCTATTCCGTAAACCCCAAAGCAAGAGCCTTGACCACTGACGATTACATGAAGGCGGCGCAGTTGGCCGCTACCTGTCGGAATGAACGGCTTCCCTATGTGCTTGGGTTTTTGGAGCAAGCGGGGTTCAACATCCCGGAAGTGACTACACCACCCCCGGCTGATGATGGCCCGATTGACTGCACGATGATTCAAAAACTGATGGATGCGGCGGGTATCACTCAAGATGAACTTTCCCGGCGCACGAACATTTGCAAAGCGTCTTTGAGCTATTACCGGCGTGGCATTCATAAGCCGCCCCGTGAACGCTATCAAATCATTATCAACGCATTAACTTAATTTGTTGATTGAACCACCCCGGCCCTTGGCCGGTGGTGGTTTTTTCATACCCATTCGCCCCTTTCCCGGTTTGGGCGGTAAAGTGAGCCGGGGGAAATCGTGGTTCCTGACCCACGGTAAAAAAGGATTTTATGGAGGTATCACACTATGACGAAAGAAAAGCTGATGGAATGGGGCTTGACCGAGGAACAGGCCAACAAGGTTATGGAAGGGCTGAACGGTTCTTTTGTGACCAAGGCCCGCTTCAATGAAGTGAACGAGGAAAACAAAGCCCTGAAAGCCCAAGTTTCTGAACGGGATGGGCAGATTGACACCCTGAAGAAATCCGCTGGTGATAACACGGAACTTCAGAACCAAATCACCGCCCTTCAGGAAGCCAACAAGCAGAAAGACAAAGACCACGCCAATGAAATCAAAGCCCTGAAGATCGGCAATGCCGTTGATTTGGCCCTTTCCACCGCCAAGGCCAAGAACCATGTTGCGGTGAAGGCGCTGTTGGCCGATTTCCTGACCAAAGCGGAATTGGCCGATGATGGCACGGTGAAAGGGCTTGATGATGAAATTGGGAAGCTGGTAAAGGGTGAGGACACCGCTTTTCTTTTCGACAACACCGGCAAGGCTAAATTCAAGGGGGCCAAGGCCGCTGAAAAGAGTGATCCCCACAATCAGCCCACCGGGGATGATCTTTCCAAAATGTCCTATGACGAACTTTGCAAGTATTTGGAGGACAACCCGGACACCACTTTGGAATAATCCACCCCTTGATCTACACAAAGAAAGGAAGTTTGAACGATGGCTAACAGCAAGTTTGATGCAAAGTCTTTCAACCCTGAAGCCTTCAAGTATATGGTTGGCCGTATTCCCAACCTGACCTTGAACGCTTTGAAGAAATCCCGTGCGCTGGCCGGGAACCCCGATATTCGGGCGGTGTTTACCAGTCAGAACGGCACCGCTTACGCCCGTCTTGCCATGCGTGGCCTGTTGGATGGGGATGCGGTGAACTATGATGGTGAAACCGATATTACCGCCACTTCCACCAAGACCTTTGAACAGGGTATGGTGGTGATCGGTAGGGCCAAGGCGTGGACTGAAAAGGATTTCAGCTATGACATTACCGGTGGGGTTGACTTCATGGGTAATGTTTCCGCCCAAGTTGCCGAGTACAAGGACACCTTGGATCAGAAAACCATTCTGTCCATGCTGAAGGGTGTTTTTGCTATGCCCACCACGGACACCAAGAACAAGGAATTTGTGGAGAAGCATAGCACCACCATTTATGGCAAGATGGATGCCACCACCCTGAATTCCGCCGTGAACAAGGCTTGCGGAGCCAACAAGCAGAAGTTCACTCTTGCCTTCATGCACTCTGATGTTGCTACCAACCTTGAGAACATGAAGCTGTTGGAGTTTATGAAGCAGACTGACGGGGACGGCATTCAAAAGGATTTGACCCTTGCCACTTGGAATGGCCGCACCGTGGTTGTGGACGATGATCTTCCCGCTGTTACCGGCTATGCTGATGCTACCGCAGACACCCCCGGCGCTTTGGTGATCAAGGCTTCCGGTGCTACTGGTTCCGGTGACATTAACCTTTCCAATGTAACCCCCTATTTCGGCACCCGCACCCTTGCCGCTGATATGTATGTGGTTCCCGCTACCCAGTACACCACCTACATCATGGGCAACGGCGCTATCTCCTATGAGGATATTGGGGCCAAGGTTCCCTATGAAATGGCCCGTGACCCCAAGACCAACGGTGGTGTTGATACCCTGTATATGCGTCAGCGCAAGGTGTTCAGCCCCTTCGGTATCAGCTATGAGAAGAAAAGTCAGACCAAGCTGTCCCCCACGGACACGGACTTGGAGAATGGGCAGAACTGGACGCTGGTTCACAGCGGGGAAAGCACTGCTTCCCAGCGCACCTATATCAACCACAAGGCCATTCCCATTGCCCGGATTCAGTCTTTGGGCTGATGGAATGGCGGTGATTCCCGTTGCGTGAACAGGTTATTGCAATGCTTACGGCCCTTGGCGTAACGGGGGCCGCTGAAGATCCCCTGTTGGATATTGTGATCAGCAATGTTCAATACAGGGTTCAAAACAAAACCAACCGAAAGGATATGCCTGAAGGGTTGGTGAGTGTGGCCGTCTATATGGCGGTTGGCGAATACCTGAACATGAAGAAGGTTTCCGGGCAGTTGGAAGGGTTTGACCTTGAAGCGGCAATCAAGCAAATTCAGGAAGGCGATACCAACACGGTTTTTGCCATTGGGGATGGGAATTTGACCCCTGAACAGCGGTTGAACAGTCTGATTGACTACCTGACCAATGGGCGGAGCCGTGAACTTTACCGATTCAGGAAGTTTGTATGGTAAACGCCCACAGAAAAGCCCTTGAACGGTTGTGGAAGGATCGGTGTTCTATTTTCGTAAAAGAGAAAGTCACCGATCCAACCACACACCTGACTGACTTTGAAGAAAAGCCGCTTCTTCAGGATCAGCCCTGTAAATTGTCCTTTGAAACCTTAACTTCAAGTTCCGGTGATCCCGTGGCCGCTGTTGCCCAAACTGTGAAGCTGTTCTTGTCCCCTGATGTGGAAATCCCCGCTGGCTGTAAAATCGTTGTGACACGGTTCAACAATCTTGAACGGAAGTTCACCTATTCTAAAAGCGGTGAAGCCGGGGTTTTCACCAACCATCAAGAAATCCAGTTGGAGCCGTGGAAGGGGTATGCCTGATGGCTAAATGGGGCAAATGCGATTTCAAGCAACTGGAACGGCTGAATAAGAACATGGAAAAGCTGATGGGGGCGGATTTGGACAGGTTTTGCCGCCAAGCCGCCCAAGAGTTGGCGGGGCGCTTGCTGAATAAGGTTGTGAAGCGGACACCTGTTGTATATGGCACCTTGCGGGATGCGTGGGCGGTAATGCCTGTGGGCCACAGGGGAACCCATTACACAGTTGTTGTGCTGAATAACCTTCAGTATGCGTCCTATGTTGAATACGGCCACCGGCAACAGCCGGGGCGGTTCATCCCCGGTTATTGGGAAAGTGACCGCTTTGTTTATGATCCCGATGCGGAAGGCGGGATGGTGCTGAAGAAAAATTGGGTAAAGGGGCGCTATATGCTGACCATTTCCACACAAGAACTGGAACAGCAAGCGCCTAAAATTCTGGAAAAGAAGTTGTATTTGTTCCTGAAGGGGTGTTTCGATGCTTAATGAGATTATCAAAGGAATTTCAATGGCACTGAACGCCGCCTTTGGGGATGGGTATGAAATCTATCAGAATGATGTGGAACAGGGTTTGAAAGAACCCTGTTTTTTGATTGCCGTTTTACAACCGGAAATCACGCCCATGCTTGGGCGGCGCTTTATCAAGAGGAACCCATTTGACATTCAGTATTTTCCGACCAACCCCCGCAATAATGCGGAGATGTTCACCGTTGCGGAAACGATGATGGAAGCCTTGGACTTCATCACGCTTCCCAGCGGTGATCTTCTTCATGGAACCAGCGTGAATTATGAGATTGTGGACAATGTACTTCATTTCTTTGTGAACTATAACTTGCCCATGATCCGCCCCGCTGAAGAAACCTATATGGAAACCTTGGAAACCGAGGTTGGAACCATTGGAGGGGATTAAAAATGCCTACGACCAAAACCAGAAAGCCCAAGACAGCGGAAGCGGCCCCGCCTGTTTCCAATGTCCCGGTTTTCACCAAAAGAAATATCCTGACCTTCAAGCGGTACGCCAACAGGCGTGATCTTCTGTCCGTTTTGCTGAAGGACGGGGAGGAATACACGATGGAGCAGGTGGACAGCTTGCTTCAAAACTTTTTCAAGAAAGGTAAGGTGAATTGATATGGCCCTTGGCGGCGGCACTTATTTGACGCAGAACAAGATTCTGCCCGGTGCATATATCAACTTCATTTCGGTTGCGAATGCAAGCGCCACCCTCTCTGATCGTGGTATTGCGACCATCCCCCTTGAAATGAATTGGGGGCCTGAAGGTGAGGTTATCACCGTTGAACTTGGGGAGTTCCAGAAGAATTCCCAAAAGATTTTCGGCTATGCGTACACGGCGGATGAAGCCCATGCGTGAGATTTTCAAACACGCCCAAACGGTTCACTTCTTCCGCCTGAATTCCAGCGGCGCAAAGGCCGCTTGCACTTATGCAACGGCCAAATACCCCGGCACCCGTGGGAATGACCTTCGTATTGTCATTGAGGAAAATGAAAACAGTCAGCCGGAAAGCAAACTGTATGATGTTTCCACTTTCCTTGGCACTGTCCAAGTGGATCAGCAGAAGGCCATTTCTAAAATGACTGACCTGAAGCCCAATGATTATGTGGACTTCAAAACAGAAGGAAGCCTTGCTGTGACTGCTTCCACCCCCCTTACCAGCGGCACCAATGGGAGTGTGGAGGATGCGGCTTATCAAACCTATCTGGATAAGATGGAAGCCTATACCTTCAACGCTATGGGTTGCCCCACCAACAAATCCACCATTGCTGAACTGTTTTCTGCCTTCTGTAAGCGGATGCGGGATGATGTGGGCAAGAAGTTTCAGGTGGTATGCTTCCGCAAGCTGGCCGACTATGAAGGCACCGTGAGTGTGAAGAACACCATTGTTGGTGAAACCGATGATCCCGCCCTGATCCCGTGGGCAACCGGCGTGATTGCGGGAACCGCCGTGAATAAGTCCGCAACCAATATGGACTATGACGGGGAATATCAGATTGATACTGATTATACCCAAAGCGAATTGGAAGCCGGTATTCTGGAAGGTTCGTTCATGTTCCATCTGGTGGATGAAAAGGTTGTGGTTTTGGAGGATATTAACACCTTCATTTCCGTGACGGATGAAAAGTCCGGGGACTTTTCCAGCAATCAGACAATCCGGGTTCTGGATCAGATTGCCAATGATATTGCTGTTCTGTTCGGCAAGAAGTACCTTGGCAAAGTTCCCAATGACGCTTCCGGGCGGATCAGCCTGTGGAACGATATTGTGAAGCACCATCAGGAGCTTCAGAATATCCGGGCTATTGAGAACTTCTCCAGCGATAATGTGACGGTTGCCCAAGGCGATACCAAGAAGGCCGTTGTGGTGACGGACTATGTTACCCCGGTCAACGCTATGGCCCAGCTTTATATGACTGTCTATGTCCAGTAAGAAAGGGGTGTAAGAGTATATGGCAACTGTAATGCAAGCCAAGGACGCTGTTTCCGCTTCTTTGGCCGAATGCTTTGTAACCATTGGGGATAACCGTTATAACTTCATGCAGGCTATCAACCTTGAAGCCAATTTCGAGAAGAACAAGACGGAAATTCCCATTTTGGGCAAGACCGGCAAGGGTAACAAATCCACTGGTTGGAGTGGTACGGGTTCCGCAACCTTCCACTATAACACCAGCATTTTCCGCCAAATGATGAAGCAGTACAAGGACACCGGCGAGGATGTCTATTTTGACATTCAAGTGACCAATGAAGATCCCACTTCTTCTGTGGGCCGTCAAACCGTGATCCTGAAGGATTGCAACATTGATGGCGGCATTCTTAC